GACTTCGCCGTAGTTGGCCAAGTCCGCGACTGGAGCTTCGAGATCAGCCGCGCTGAGATCGACGTCACTACTATCGGCCAAACCCCCGGCCAGTACGTGCCCTTCCGCACGTACATCAGCGGCTTCGGCGATGGAACCGGCACCGCCACGGTCTACATGACCAACGAGGACGCCGCCCTGTCCAACCGCATGATCCAAGACGTGCTGCAGCGTCAACAAGACGGTGCCGCCTTCAAGCTCTACACCGACCGCGTGTTCAGCGGCGGCACCCTGAGCGAAACCCTGAGCCGCTCGATCTCGTTTGATGCCGTGCTGACCTCGGCCAGCCTGAACATCAACCCAGACGACGCCCAATCGGTGACCGTCAACTTCCGCCCCGCTGCTACGCCTACCTTCGATTTCAGCCAAGCCTGATAATCTGCTGTCGCAGCCAGTTCAGCAGCCCCGGCCCCAAGCCGGGGTTTTTTGTTTCTACTCCGCTACACTAAACCCATACCCCAAGCACTGGTATGCCCGTTCCTGTACGCGCAATCGACCGTCTCCGCAAGGCCGCCAACCTGGAGCCCGTCAAGAAAGTAGTAGAGCTTTCCGATGGCACCAAATTCGAAATGTGGGTGGCACCGCTGACAATGGCTGAGCGCGAACGCGCCCAAAAACAGGCCAAGTCCGACGATGCCAACGCCTTTGCGCTTCAACTGCTGATCGCCAAAGCCCTCGACGAATCCGGCGCCAAGCTGTTCAGTGTCGGCGAGGTGGACGTACTGAAAAACGAAGTTAAGGACAAGGATCTGCAAGCGCTCATGCTGGCGATCCTGACCGACGACGCCGAGCCCATCGACCCAAAATCCTGAGCGCCGAACTCCGCAAGGACAGCTGGCTCATGCTCCAGTTTGGCGTCGCCAAAGAGCTGGGCCTAACCCTGACCGAAGTTCGGACCTCAATGACAGCCGAAGAACTCCTCGGCTGGAGCGCCTACTTCCAAATCCTGAACGAAGATCAGCAAAAGGAAATTGACAAGGCCAAACGCCGCCGCTAGCCCGGCGGCTTTTTTGTTGCGTAGACTGGTTTTACGCTAAGGCAATGGTGCGGTGGCTGATTACGACGCCAAAATCAGAGTAAGTGCCGACACCAAGCAGGCTGAATCGGAACTATCAAAACTTCAGAAACGCATCAGCCAGCTGGGTGATGCGGCTTTTAAGTTAGACGCACGCAATTTCCAGAAGAGTGTACGTGATATAGGCACTGCGGTCCAAGGCATTGGTCAGCGAGGAGCCTTAGGCGCACTAACTCTTGCTGCAGGTAAAGCCACAACAGCTTTAGGGGGCCTTGGAGCAAAATTTGGAATTCTTGGTGCTGCAGCAGCTAGCGCTGGTGCCACTGTAAATAGCGCATTAGGAGGTGTACCAAGTGTAATTACAGATATCCTCAACCACATTGGGCAGGTACCCAACGCATTCGGTATTGCGGCGGTGGCCGCAATGGCGTTTGCACCACAAATACTTAAAGCGTCTAGCGCCGCTACAGGACTTGCAGCTGCAGTAGATAAGGCTGTAGGCACTCAAACTACTCAGAAAATTGCACAAGCTATAGACAGTATCGGCCAACTAAATACTGAATTAAACGCTACTGCTGCTGCGTTCCAGGATCTTATTTCTGGTAGCACACTTAACCAGTTAAACAACCAGCTGAAAGACGCCGTAAAACAAAGCGGTGAGTTCCACTCGTCAACCGCAGAAGCTGTAGTAGCCGCAGAACAACTTGTAGCTACACAAAAAGAGCAACGTAAAGAACAAAAAGCAATAAATGATTTAATTCGTCAAGCGCAAGGCCTGCAACCACAAGATGTACGTGATGCCGAACTTAACAGACGTGTAGCTCTTCTAAAATCTCGTGAAATTCAACAACAAAAAGATTTAAAGCTACAAAATCAAATAAACGCAGAACTAGCCGAATACGAGCGCCTTGCTGCTCAAGTAGCGACACAAACAAAATTATGGGCATCAAACCTGGAGCGTATTGCACGCTCCAGTAAAGCCGGTGTATTCGGCACGCAGTCGCAACTGCGCACAAGAGTTCAGGAGTTCCAAGAAAACCGCCGCAGCGCCGAAATAGCCCGCCAACGCAGCGCTGAGCTTATGGCGCGTGAGCGTGCGATGGCCGGCGGCCAGTACTCACTGGCGCAAGTACCAGCTCGCGGCGAGTTATTCCCCGGAGGCCGCACCGAAACGGCGTCTGATCAATACCGCTCAATGCTTAATGCACAAGCGCGTATCCGAGCTGCCGCCGCAGACGCTTTAGCGAGATCAGAACGTACTGTCATCGGATTACAAGCTCAAACGCTAAAAACTGAACAACAAATAACAATCGCTAAGCGCCAGCAACAATCTGTAGACGAACGCAGCGTCCAGATTTTGCGTGACCGCAATAAACTTTTGATGGAGCAGTACCGCGCGCAACAACGCGTTGCATCTGGAACGTTAGACCCGGCTTCGTTGCGTGCCGATAGACAGCGGCGCGTAGAGCAAGGTAGAGCTGCTCAAGCACGTCGCCGCGAGATGACCGAAAACGTCATCATTGGTGGCGCCTTCCCAATGCTGTTTGGCGGCGGCCTCGGAACTGTAACCGGCGGCGCATTGGGAGGTTTGATTCCAGGCAACCCAATGCTATCTGTGGCCACCAGTGCTGTTGGCGCACTGGTGGATCAATTCGTCGCTTCTGTGACGGAAGCAGGAAGTGCAATGCGTGATCCGATCACAAATTTCCAAAAACTTGCGGATGCAGGTTTAATTGCCAGCCGCAGCCAAAAACAGTACATCGAACGCTTAATTGAAGCCGGTCGCGTAACAGAAGCCGCTGCAGCTATCCAAGCCGAGCTAGTAGAGAAAATAGGCGCACAAGGCGTCAAAGACCTCCAAAATGCTGGAGCTGCAAGTGACTCATTTAATAAAAAGTTGGCCGAACTAAATCTGCAGATGCAGGCGGCTGTAGCCGGACCACTTACCGATCTACTTACCTGGCTCAATACATTTCTCGCCAGTGTCACCGCATACAATAGACAGCAAGCAGCGCAAACTGATTTTCTTACGTCCTTACGGCAAACAAATCCACAGGCATATCAGCAATACTTTAAGGAATCAATGCAGTTACGTGCAGCTGGCAACGGCGTGGTTGATCCTCAAGCACTGCAACGTCTTCAGCAGCAATACACCCAGCGGTATAATTTGCAACCAGGGGCGGTAAGCTCTTCTATCGACAAAACGCCTGAACTTCAGGCGCAAGCACAAACAAAAGAACTAGCAGCGCAAGTACAACTAGAAGGCCAAAAACTTACTCTAGCTGGAATGTCCTTAGAAAAGGACGGGCAGAGTTACGTTGCTGTAGCAAAAAGAGTAGCACAACAGGAATATGAAAATAAACTACTAGAGATTAAAAATTACTGGATAGGCAAAGCGTTTGACATAACAAAAAATCAGTTAATGATCCAACAAGCCAACTTAAAGTATGCGGCTGATGTACGCAACATAGAGCAACAAGCTGCGCGGGCTGCAGAACAAGCTACTCAGGATAGAATTAGAGCATACCAACTTATGCTGCAGCTACAAAATCAGCTGGCGCAAACAGTTTTAGAGGAATATGCAATTTTTGAAAGAGGTGTGGATTTATACAAAGGACCTATTGAGGGATATGAACAAAGTCTCACTTTGTTGACAAAACGCCAAGGGATTCAAGAAGGAATTATCCGTAACGAATACGCTTCCGCACAAGCTTCAGAAGACTATGCTGCTAATCAAGTAACTATTGACGCTATTTATGACAATAGACTAAAAAATTTAAAGTTAGAGTATCAGTACTTAGAAGCTAACCTGAGCGTACAGCGAGAACGCGCCAAACTAGAGCAAGACTTAGAAACACAGCAACTACTAAGTCAAAATGCCCAGCGCCGTATAGCCGGTCAAACTGAAATTGACAGACTGCAAACCCAGCTTGAGTTTCCCTTTGGAGGCGAACAATTAGAACGAGATATGCAAATGCTAGATCAGTACATGCGACGTTTAGATGAACTTATTCCTATACAAGAAAAAATAAACGCTTTAGAAAAAAGTATTGAAAGCGCACGAAACACCCCTGGCACGCTTACTGATACTCAGTTAAAAGCTAAACAAGCTGAACTTGCCGTGCAACAAGATCAGTTAATTCAGTTAAAAACGGAGCTGCAAATTCGGGATCAACTAGAGCAACAACTTTTAAGGCAACAGCAAATCTACGAAAAGTATGGGTTTATCGTCAACGAAGTATCACAGGCTTTTAGTGATTCAATTACAGGAATAATCACTGGCACGACCACGGTAGCCGAAGCGTTTAGTCGCATGTTTGAAAACATCGGCAAAGCCTTCATTGATATGGCTACGCAAATGCTGGCACAGCAACTGTTTATGACAGTACTACGTTCCTTTGCAGGGGGTGGGAATCCGGCAGGCAGTGGAGGCAACGTTCTACCAGGAGGATGGCAACAGTACGCGTTTGCCGAAGGCGGCTTTGTTACTGGTCCCACTCGCGCTCTGATTGGCGAAGGTGGCGAGCCGGAATACGTGATTCCGCAATCCAAAATGACCGCCGCCATGTCTCGCTATTCGCGTGGCGCACGTGGAGAATCTGTGATTCCCGGCAGCGGTGCCAGCGCTGAAGGCGGAGGCGCAACAACCGCAACGATGGAGCCAATCGACGTGCGTTACAGCGTGGAGCGCATCAACAATGTCGAGTACGTTACGGCTGATCAATTCCGCGCCGGCATGGCACAAGCCGCCCAACAAGGCGCCATCCAAGGCGAACGCCGCGCCATGCGAACCTTGACCAACAGCGCTGCTGCTCGCGGGAGGCTCGGAATCTGATGGAATTTAATTACGGCCACCTGTTCGAGGTTGGCCCAACCAATCAAACTCGCTTCAGCTTCCAAAACTTTCGCATCAACGAACAGATTACGCACAACAATCGCAACTATCTATACCTACCTTTCGGATTTGGTGGTGCGGTTGCAACGCTCAAGGGCGACAACCTAGATGCCACCTTGCAATTCGGCAACACCGACATCACGCGCAACTGGACCGCCGAAGCAATCCAAGGTTTGTGGGTCGGCAAAGTGACCACAGTTTTGTGGTCAGAAGCCAGCATCGCCCGCGTTCTGTACAGCTATTGGGGGGTCTGCTCTGCCGGCGGCT